AAGTCATCACTACCGACCTTTACGTGCCGAATGGCTTCAATAGCTCGGGTGGCAATACTGTAATCCATCTGCTTAATGCGCCACTTGTGCTTAAACGCTGACAGAGACGGTACGAGGTATGGTTGTGGATAGTCAGCGTTCGGTGTTGCTTTGCGTAGAATGGGCTTCGTGTGCTGAAGTTCGATGAGACTTTTTCCCTCTTGAATGAGTTTAACATACTCTGGGAATTTACGCAACAGGAGTTCGTACAGCTCCTTGTCCTCCGTGCCGTCAGCCCGCTTCCCCTTGTTCATAATGAATGTTCGCTCGTCTTCTGGGATACGGAGGAACACTGCTCTGTCCACGCCAGCAGGCATGCGTTTAAGGACGATGTAGTCAGAATTACGCAGCCAGAACGGATCTGGGATGGCGTACCTTTTTCTACCAAGAAGACTGTGAAACCGAGATCCCATCATGCGGCCAATGCCATACTCAGGTATGACCATGCCTGTAATGAGGTACTCAAGCATCATCATCCCGATAAAGGGGTTTACAGTTGCGGCAACCCCATTATAGTATGCGATTTCTTCATCAGAACATTCTCCGCGCCTGTTTTTTAACTTGGCGGCTGCCATGTCAACCATGCGATTAATGACCACTGCGGCAAGTGGATCATAACGATAAAAGAATCGAGACTGCTCAACCTCGTCACGGTACGTTCTTGGCATGTCGTTTGTACCGTTTACTTTGTTGTACAGCATTGTCGTGCCTGGAATTTCAAGTGGAGAGTTTCCACCGATGTTTCCGGCCCGGTACGTATTGACTGCATACGGGTTGCCAATAAACGTGCTACTCTGAGCACTTTTACTAAGCTTCACTGTTTCATTTGTCATGAAAACTACCTCACCATGTAGGGCTTACTAATTTCTTTACTTCTCGTACTTGTAGTAAGTTACCAAGAGCCAGAATAAACACAAGGTACGATGCAAAAATATGGTCATCCTGTGACTTGCCAATACCGCGTTCTGACAGTACAAAGTACGTATTTGCGCCGTCAGTTCGTCGTTGGTAGGCAACTCGTTCCAATTGTGACATGCCCTCAGCATCAAGTTCACTAAACACAAGTTCTTTGTCGGACACCATGCGAGCCAGTTCTTCTCCGCCGTGTGACTTAGCGTTTATACGCTGTAGAGTATTGTCTAAAAAGTTGTCCACGGTCTGTATGGCACCAAAGTTGACACCGATGATCTTTTTGGCATAAGACGACATCTTTGTACCAAACCGACTGCTCTGAAGATCCTGCATAATGCCAATGCCGCCACCACCTGGGCCAAGATCAATGCCAATGCCATTTGCCTGGTACTTAGCGTCAATCCAGTCAATGATGTCAGCCTGCTCTGGAAATGCAATGCGGGTTAAACGCCATCTAGCGAATGTACGCCAGACACTGTCTTTTCGGCCCATAAGCTGAATGACCGTTGGATCGGTATATCCAGTATCAATTGCCAGCATCAACATGTCTTGTTTTGGCACGGTTGGTAACTTCAGCGCATCTTTATAGTGGGTGCCCTTGGCACGATCAGACTGATTGTACCGATAGGAGTAAAACTCAAACGGCTCAGTGACCATTTTATCACGGGGGATAACAGCATATGCTGCGTCACCATGCCGACCGAGTACAAGTCGTTGGAAATCGTCAGACTCTTCTCCGCCGTATTGTTTTATTGCCTCGACGTGAGCATCAGCAAACCAATACGGGTTTTCAGTTGCAGGTATGCGATACTTTTTATACCTGACCGACTTCTGGTCAAGCATGTATAGCACACTGCCGTCTCGTACCCCATTTGGCACCCCACATACAAATACTTGAATATTGTCCTCCCACGTATTCAGCGTTGGCTGTAGCTGTGTCCACGCGGCCATTGGGAAGAGCTGCATCTCGTCGCCGTATATCTTTGGAATGTGTAGACCAACCATGTTGTTCTCACCACGGCTACCAGCAATACGGGAGTAGAGTCTGTACGATGTTCCGCCAGGCATAACAAAGTCCATGGTGCCCTTTGTACGGTTGATCTGTCCATTTAGAAAGTGCTTCAGTAGAGGCGACGTGAGAAACCTATTTGAGACGTGATCTAGTAGCGGCGTCATCTGCGACGTATTTGCCGTGACTAGCACGGCTTCTTTTGTCATAGGAAACTCAGTGGCCGAGTTCACAGCGTTGAACACCATCTTATCTTCGAGCACAACTGAGTTGTGCAGGATCATACCGTCACCAATGTAGTTCTCCAAGTCGTACACCTGGAGGGTATAGACATTCTGACGCGGTCGTTCTTCGATAGACACGATCTCTTCAAACCTGTGCCAATCTGAATGCTCGTACTGCGCAGGCTGTTTTAGGTTCTTTACCGCGACACCGGGTATTTTTAACTCTGTGAAGAACTTGTAGTAGTCACTTTCTTCGCGCAGTTCGAGTTTGTACATGGGTTCGCTGTCTGTGCCAATACTTGTTATGTTTGTCTCAACTCCAAAACGGAGTAGTAATTCTTGTATGTCTCGTAATACCGGAGCTCGTAAAAACGTTATGTACACAGTACTTGATGAGAAGTGTGCAAACGCAGAGAACAAAGACTCTAAAAATATCTTAACGTTGTTTAGACACTCGGCCTTTAGTTCCAGTGGAATTCTGTGCGCACCCCTAAAGCTGGCTGTGCCAATATTAACAGCTTGAAGAAACCTGGTCGCTGCGTGCGGTGCCGCACCAAGTTTACGGACAAGATTATACGACCCATCTCTGTTTCTAATGAGTTTCGTATCAAACTGTCGTGATATTTCTGCAATTTCTGGTATGTTAGAGGTGAAACGTGCTTCTATAGCCATCTGTACGCGCACAACACTCCGTAGAAACACATATCCGAGCCACCGAAGTTCAGCCCAGCTAAATGCACTGTTTGTCTGCATAGCTGGCAATCTTGATGCAACGGCAACAAGGTCAGTTACTTTTAAGTCTTGCAGCATGACAAAACCATCGGGTGTTAGAAATGGATGGTTATCTGTCACATCAGTTACAAAACCTGACGACGTGGTGACGCGGTATACTGGTCTGTAGCCGTCTCTTACAATAGTTGCCCTTTTCTGCTCAAATTCACCGTTGTTGTTAATACCGTAGGTGATAAAGAACCCTTTTTTATATTGGTGTATGATGTCAATAATGCGCATGTAGCCAAACGGGTGTACATAAATGCGAGACTGAAACGTGTGACATTTACCCACGGCGCGACCAGCGGTGAGACAGACATACGGACTCTTGTCTGTCAGAAGGTCACGTTGATACCATCTATACGTGAACGGCCCGCCCTTGCGCCACTCTTCTTTATTTGCTGCAAAGTCTGAGGTTGTACGTAAAAATTCTCCAAGCCATATTGGATCTTGGAGTACTTCGAGAAGTGCAATCTCGTCAGGCAGCAGCTTTTTCTGTAATGCCATGTGCTTCCCTTATGCGAGTAAACGCCAGTTCGTAATAGAACGGGTCTATCTCATAACCAATAAACTGACGGCCTGTTGCGATGCACGCAACAGCCGTTGTGCCAGATCCCATGAACGGGTCGAGTACAACATCGCCAGCAGATGATGATTTTTCAATAATACGCTGAATAAGATCTTGCGGCTTCTGATTCTGATGAATTTGTCTTTTACCGACAATACGGTCATGAAACCACACGTCAGAGTCTCGACGACCGTTTATCTTGCGCCGACCCTTGTTTGCGTAAATAATCATCTCATACTGTTTGCCATACTGTGCTTGTAAATCACCCGCCGTCCAGTTATTCTTCACCCACACAATGACGTTCTTTATCTTAAAGAACTCTGAGACTATTGGCTTCACATATTCCACCATATCTTGAGAGCAGAAATAGTACAGAGCTGTATTTGGCTTTAACACCCGATACAGCTCTGGCATAATCACCCGGCTTATGACTAAGTCACCGTCGTTTGCGATTTGTGTCGTAAACTTGTGTGACTTATCTTTACGGTGATTTGTTTTATACTGAACTCCATAGGGAGGATCTGTTACAACGAGGTCAACTGACTCAGATTTTTGCTCTTTAAGTCCTTCCACGCAATCACAACTATAGAGCATGTATGTGTCTCACAAATCAATATCTTCTTGCACCTGATCACTAACAGTGTCTACAGGTTCATCACTGTGTATAAAGACGGGCTCAAGTATGAGGGTATCATCTGTCTCTATACCAAGGTCAACTGGTACTGTACTTCCGGTTGACCGAGACTTGCGGGGCTGTACAATCTCAGCCCGGTACGCCTCTCTCCATTGTCTGTCACTGGCTTTAATGTCGTACATTGTATCACGCTCGTCTCTGCGCATACGTACCATTTTCTTACACTGGCTGCACTGAAACGAGATGGACAACGCGGTGTGTCCATGGACGGGGGAAAACCTGCCAACCATAACATTGCATGTTGGACAGTACATCTTCATAAGACGCTCGTCTACAAACTCCTGGGCAGCTTTGCGAAGAGAGTTAATGTAGTCAATGACACTCGACGACTCTTCATCTTTGCGAGTCTTGCGGTCAATTGCCAGCGTACGCTGCAATGTTGTGATCGTGTTTGTAGAGTCTCGCAGAAGGTCAGAGAGTTTCTTGAGATCGCCCGCTGACTGCATAATATCTTCAGTCATGAGTTCTCGAATACCAGATTGCAGGTCTTCGATCATTAACTCAGTCTTTATCATAATGTGTAGAAGCGTGCGGTCATTTGCGTCATTTAGCTCGTCAACGCGAAAGTTCTTTCTGTACTCTTCTAGTTTGCCCTCAAACCGTAAATCAAAATCAGTCTTTGGCAGTCTCTTCGGTGGTGGCATGCTTCTCTTCAAACCTCCTAATACACTCTCCGACGTACTGAGCCATAATAGGCATTACAGCATTTCCTAGCTGTCTGATACGAGTGGAGTATTCTTTTCTACTAACGTGTGACCAGCGGGGAACCCCATCAGCCACTCGTAGAATGGCAGGCCCAATAGGTAGATCGTTGTAGTCCATCGGTCTGCTTCTGTCAATTTGAATACCCTGCCAGCTAACCACGATGGAAGTTGAGTAGAGGTCTCGAATGTTTGCTGCGCACGCAAATACGCTCTCTGATTCTTCCAGTCGAATGCAAGAAGGGTAGGCAACAATGAACATACGGGATCTACGGCAGGGGCTTCCAAATGAAGGGGCTTCAAGAGTTTCCCATTCCGCATCATACCCCGCTTCGGCAAGGTTTTCAAGAACTACCTCCAGTCCGCGTGTCCTCAGCGCTGCTACATTTTCGATAACTACGTACTTCGGCTGTACTGCCTTTATAACACGTAAATACTCATACCACAGGCCACTGCGTTTGCCAGCAAGTCCTTCACCTTTTCCCGCCATACTGATGTCTTGACAAGGAAACCCACCGCAAAGAACGTCAACTACTGGAGGATCTGTTAACAGTGTGATGTCACTAAACCGCTGTACAGCAGGCCAATTTTTTTGTAGTACTAGCTGACTGTACTTATCAATTTCGCACTGCCACCGTGTCTTGAAGTACCCAGTGGCTTCAAGTCCTAACTCTAAGCCACCGATACCCGAGAACAAACTACCCACCGTTAGCGTCATTATTTTCTCCGCTAGAGGTGACATGATCTTCTTCTACCGTTTGCATGTCCTCGTATGTAATATCAGTAATCTCTACATTAAACATGCGGCGAAAATGTTCCTTGTTTCGTGTGTCCCACACCTCAGCAATAACGGTTTGACCTGGACACATTGGTGTGAGAAACGTCACACCACACAGTGTCATGTCTTGCCAGATGCCGTCAATGTCTGAACGAGTGAGTGATTGATAAAGCTGCATGAACTCACGAAACGTCATATGCAGCAGCTCAGCCTCTGGTGCTCCCATATACTACTCCTTACATGTTAAACAACTTTTACTGGTTTCCCCACACAGCAGTTGCAATAATTGGCAACTCTTGTACAAATAGACGTTTAATGTCTTCGGCAACGTCTCGGTGTTCCTTCTGTGTAGATTCGTGTGTGCGTAGATCAAGATAGTGAATCCAACTTCGCACTGTGCCATTCATATACAGGGTCGTATCCGTTGCCATGGGAAGGACGAACCGAGCAACCTCCTTTGCCACACCATTA